GAAGCCGTCAACCACGATAACCGTAGTACCTGCAGGGTATCCAGCAACCAGGTTGACAGCACCGATAGCCGAAACCTCAGCACCATCGAGACTCGGAGTGTTCTGGCTCATCCAGTTCTGGATGCCGTACTTCTTACCGAGGGAAGCCTCACGGAGAGCAGTACCATCGTCACCCACCTGGTTGGCACCCATGAACAGGTCCACAGCCAGGAGATCGGCCTCAGTCGAAGGCGTCAGAATCAGGTTACGTCCAACCTGGGGAACCTTGTTCTGGTTCATCTTCTCGCGGGCGGCAATGACGGTCTGCTTCGTAGCAGCAACGCCCAGCTGACCAACCACGTTCGGAGAACCATCATCCAGAGTCAGGAACTGGTAAGCCTGACCCAGAACGATCTCATCCACGATCTGAGCGAGCGCCAGCATGGCCGGCTGCAGATACACGTCACGCAGAACAGGGAAGCCCTTCGACTCCTCGCCATCCTTAATGATGAACGAAGTGTGAATGTGCTGGTCGAGGCGAACAGGAACGTTCGTCGCAACAGCATCCTGAACGGTAACATTGTCCGCATCCGTCTTACGAGCACCTTTGAACTCAGCCGGCAGACGGGTGTTAACCGTGTCACCAAACGCAGCGATCAGGTTCTCGAAGTCGCGGTGAATCAGATTCGCCGCAACCATGTTAGACTCGAGAATCATCAACGACTCTTGAGCCCAAATCTCCGGAATGAAAGCGTCGAGATCGTTCGCGAAAGAGGTCTCACGAACATCAGCAAGCAGAAACAGGGAAAGCAGTTTCATGTGTACTCCTAGAACTTAATCCGACCCTCAGCACGTGCCTTACGGTACGCCTCAGGATCCTTTGCAAGTTCTTTCAAATCCATCTTTGTTTTGTTAGACTGGTTGTTTTCACCAAGTCCACCGACACCTTTACCTCGAAACAGATTCAGGTGCTCATCCATTTCACGCATCCTCTTGACAGCCTCCACAGGAGTCAACTCAAGAGTAACTGGCTTACCGTCTTTATCAGTATCGTCGAAACGTACCTTAGGAGCCAAGTTACCAGTGATCTTACCTTCAGCATCTAGTTCCTCGACAAGTCGAGTATTCGGCTGCAATAGTGCTACAATCTGCGTTACGCTGAACGCTTCATGCTTGGCAGCAGCATCTGTAATAGAGCGCCTAATGGCGGCATCGGTGAAACGATCTTTCCAGACGTCTCGAGAATTAGTTAGTTCACTAACCTGAGACTCATGAGTCTTCCGTAGTCTATCCTGCTCCTTCTTGGCGAGCTCCTCTTTAGTGAGCAACTCATCTTGAAGAATCTGAAGACGTTTGTCAAGTTCATTACGCTCTTCTTGGGTAAGTCGAGCCTTCGACTTCAAAGCCTCGGCCTCAGCCAGAGCCTTTTTAGTCTGTTCCTGATGCTTACGTCGGTCGTCCGCAAGCATACGGTTGACGTCTTCTTGGGAGAAGCCTGAAGCCGGAGGCGTTCCGTCAGCCGGAGGCGTTCCGGTAGCAGCAGGAGGCGCTCCGGTAGCAGCAGGAGGCGCTCCGGTAGCACTGCCACCAGCATCGCCTTCACCTTCATATGCAACTGGCCTAATATCAGCCAACAAAGTTAATAGTTGAGACGTCACGAATCCTCCCCTAACTAGGGTGTTGAGAAACATAGTGTTATTTGCCTGGATACCCATCGCCCTTAGGCTTTGGTCGAGGCTTTGGTTTCTTCTTCTTAGCCACTGACAGCCATGGCTCCGGTTGACAGATCGTCCTCCTTCAACGCTTGAAAGAGAGTCTTGGTTCTTTTGTGATGCTCTAGGTTCTTGAGCTTGATGATAGGTGCCTGGGACTGCTCTTCATCTCCAGCTTTAGCCTTACGTTCTGTACGCTTCCGCATTAGCTTCTCAAAGCATTCGTCACCAGCCTCCAAAGCTTCGTCAATCTCTTTACTGCGTTGAAGTCGCTTAGTCGTCTTCTTCATCGTCAAGATCCTCTTCAATGGCTGGGGCTGGGAGATCGGCTAACACTTCGATAGCGCGCTGAGAACGAATGGCAATCTTCATGGTTTTCTTTTGAAGCTTGTCATACTTAGTTTCGTGCTTACTTTGTCGCATGATGAAGTAAGTGCATACTGCCATGAACAGTACGATCTGCGCGAGAACAACCCAAGCCAAGATAGATTGAGTGTCTCCTTGAAGCATGTTAGAATCAGGCATGTCTTGAGCTAAGTAGAACATTAACTAATCCTAAAAATGTCGAGTTCATTGGGATCGCGAAGGTAAGGCATCAAATAACGCCAGGCAGTCACGCTAGGAATCCCCGCCACTGTGTGTGGAGGTGGCGGTGTTTTATTAAAGTTAGACCTCGCAGTACCAATACCTTGAGAACGCAACTGAAGATTTTCATACTCCAATTCAGGCTCTACTCCGTCAAGAAGAGCTAAAGCAATCTCGGAAGTAGCGTTCTTAACGTCTTGAGGAATATCAGTATCGTCTAATCTTGGAAACTGATTCACCTGAGCAGCATCAGTTTTACATCCTAGATAGTTAAGACGGTCAATGATGTTGGTTGCCATAGCAATGGCTTTTGTTTGCTCGCTCGCGGAGGCACACTCCCAGGCCCGCGTATGCAGACGCAAGTCCATGTAAGCTTGACCTTCAGCTATAGTAATATAGCTAGGCATTAGGCTTCTCCTCGCGTCGGATCTTGAGTAGTTTCGCGCGTATCAGTTTCACGCGAGGCTGCACGTTCTTGTGAGCCGCTATCTGAATCACCGTCGCCATCAGGAACACCGCGAGCTGCTGGCCGGTCCACAACATCGGTAGCGACACTCGACTGCGCGGCAGCAATCCTCGCCAAACGCTCAGCATGGTCCTTAGCAGCTTGTTCAGCCTCACCCTCCGGGTATCCTCGAACCTTACTAGCAGTCTCAGTGCTGACGAATCCAGCTTCATGATCGTTTCGGACGGTTTCGGCATCTACCTCAATTACAACCGCACGCTCAATCTCTGCGTTGATTTGCTCCATCGTTTCAGGCTCGACTTTAGTGCCTAAAGTAACTCTCGCAATCTGCTTACAAATCTCTTTCTTAAACGTAGGACTAGGAGTGGCAGGCTTCAGCGCTTCTAATTCTTTAGCCTCCTGGCGACGTTCCTTATCCGTTCTAAGTTGGTAGTTATCGGGGTATGTAACGAAAGCAGGCTTCTTTTCACCTTCGTATTCAGTCCAAATCTTAGCGATCTCACGCTCAGCAAATTCGAGCTCGAGACCAATATAACTAAGACCGGCTTCCAGACCTTGATTATCAATTTGTTTGGATTCTGCACTGGCTCGTGTAGGTCTAACGTTTGAGAGAGCTAAGTTGATAAGCTGACGAATCTCTTCTACCAGTCGCTGTTGCTTCTCCATGCTAGCTAAAAGAGGATCAGGAGAAGGATGAATGAATCCAGGGCGTTCCAGACCTCGTGGATAGCGACGACCTTGTGTAGCACCTGTATTGATGCTCTTCGGCTGACCCATCCCAGCTTCAGAAGCCGTTCCTTCAGTCCCACCAGGGCGTGAATGAGGAAGCTCGCTCATAGCGCTGTATTGTTCTGTATAGAACGGGAAGTTAGACTGTAGCGCATAGTTCATATCGCTACTACCTAAGTTCAACAGGGCAATCTGGTAATCAGAGATGTCGTGAAGCAAACTGTGGTTAAGTTCTAGGAGCACGAAGGGTATTCGCGTCAGATCCAAGAGCTTTGTTTTCTCTTCCAGGATCTCAGGGCCTTCACCCTCTTTTCCTAGGCCAAAGAACCGAACCAAAACACCTTCTTTATGGAGTGTCATGAGGCGAAAACGTGTATCCTCACCTATGATGAGGCCACTATCGTCGTCCATCTTGAAGAAATGGTCCTCTACAAGGACAGCATCTAGCTCGTTAATCTCATTGTAGTGCCAAGAACGGATATCTTCAGCGGAGTAGAAGTATAGATAAGGCTGCGTAGTCGTGGAAGTCTTTAGAGTACTACGCTCTGGGACTGGAGGTTTGTCGATATAGACACCAACACGACCTAAAACCAGTAGCTCTTGCAGAACCGTGCGCCCAATGAAGGCATTCATCGAACTTCCGCGAAGATCGACGCCCCTACCCTTACCGTTAATGGAGTCTTGGTAGGTTTTCGGGCCTCCAGTCCGAATAATGTCAGCCATCCGCTGGAAAATGGCGTTCCGAACGTCAATTACAGCCGCTTTGGCATGACTAGGGCTATAGGTTACACGTTTGCGGCGCTGAAAGTCAGGATCGGTCTCACGAGCAGTGAATTTCTCGGTGTATTTGTTAACAAAGTGACGTCCACCCTCGAAAACCGAACGGAAACGCTCATATCTCGGCAACTCACGCACAAAATGCGGATGAAGCATCCGATCAATACGAGTCGAAGGGATCAGTCCAATAGGATGCGACATTAGTAGATCCCTCCGATATTTTGAGCTGCCGTATTGTTAGCAGATAACCGCAAAGCAATCTCATTATAGGTTCGAGCATGAGCAAAGTGGTCATCAGCATTACCACGCTCGTATTTACCTATTGGATTACCCATAGCGTCCTTTTTATAGACTCTTACCAAAGCTTTAAGATGGTTCTTATACTCTAGTGACGTGTCCACAGGAAGGGTGAGCTTTCTGCGGTGAAGTCGACCCAAGGCCAAGTCAATCCAACTGGTTCGGTCAACACTAACTGTGCATTCTTCTTCAGCGTGGACGTTGATCTGCTTGGAATTGATGCCGGATGCATAGAAGCAGAGCTTAACATACCCAAAGAAACGGTTTGCAAACTCTGTAGCCTTACGGCGTTCAGGATTAGCGTCAATAACACAGTAAGAGACGCCATATTGTTTCATGAGAAGGTCAAGTTCTTCGAAATTGAGAACCTTACCTTCAGTAAGAATACGACCTTCAGCCGTAAGATTGATATCGCCAGCAACTACATTGCCGGTAGACCACCACTGAGCAATCTCATAATGAAGCCACTTGCCAACATCTACACCCATGGTCACTAGACTGTGAAGAGGTGCGTTCTCCTTCTTTTTATGGGAACCCATCGACTCTTCGATGTCAGTATCAGTGATCCTGGCACCTTCAACAACGTGCGTCTTACCTAGCTTCGAGTTGAAGAACTCTTGCTCGTCCGTTGGATTGGTCTGAGCCTTCAAGAACGCTACCGCAAGTTCGTCTGGCCTCACCGTCGGGCTGTAAAGCTGGTTGATGTGGAAGCCTCTCACACTTCGGTTGGTATGCTCAGGCACCCACCTACCTGTTGAGAGCCACTCGCGTTTTGATGCGTGGTCGAGTTGATGCTTACACTCTTTACATACGAGGTAAGACTCGCCGACAACAGGGTTAGTCCAGTCCTCAGCAGTAATTACCAGACACTCTGGGAAAGTAAGCTCAGTTAGTTTGTTACAGTGAGGGCACTTGAAGAAGAAGTGTTCCTTAGTGCTCTGACGGTAGTAGATGTTAATCCCAAAGTGGTCGATCGTTGGGGTTGAAAGGAGGAAGGACTGCTTACTGACCTGACCACTCATCCGCTCGAAGATTAGCGGGATGTTCTCTTGTCTGAATTCGTCAAGCTCATCCAGTATAACCAAGCCAACGGGAACTGACTTGAGCTGTGACCGACTTCGTGAGCCACGGATATATAGATTAGCGTTGCCAGCACGCTTGTGCCCAATGTTCTTAACATCTGAGAAGAGGTTCTGGAGATGCTTGGACATTTCGAGGGCTGGGTCGAAGCGTGCGGTCGAGAAGTCAGAGGCATCAGGGTTACTCGCTGGTAGAATATACATGACACTGACGCCATCGATGTCGATAGCCTTGAAGCACTTATCTAATGCAACTTCAGTGTAGCCCATCTGTGCGGCTTTCTGACCGATCATCATTTCTGCGTCGCAGTCACGCATATCCTTTGTCCACGGATGGTTCTCGTGACTAAGGAGACCAGGGAAGGGCTTACCCATTACTCGATACGACTCAGCCCAGCTTGAAGTGGACGTAATTGTACGTCTCTTCAGCCCGCTGCTGATCCGATTGATGAGTAGTTCCCTAAGAGCGTGCACTACTTTCCTGTTTGCTCCTTAATCAAGTCAACAACTGTGAAGTGGTATTTGTTTTTTGGCATCTCACGATAGGTGAACTGCGGTTTGCCCTTCCAACGTACAGCTTGGTAGAAGAGCCAGGCCACAATGCGTGCCCAAGGCTGCTGATAGATCGACAAACGGATCGTATCCTTGAGCATCGCTGTGTAGAAGCCCCAGTCGGCCCATCTGCGGTCGGCCTCTTGACCACCAACAGTATAGTTCCAGTCGTGTTCCATGCAGCAAGCACGGAAAAGCCATTGAGGTGCCCGACCCCGCCAGCTTGACGGTCCGCAGCCATTGAGTATCCCGGCTTCGACGAGTTGCTCACGATCCTCCAGCGTCAGTTCTCTGTATTGCTTGGTCATGTGGTCTCTATCCTTGCAAGATGGAAGGACCAAACGGCTTTTACAAGATTACTACTAACGATGTTCCAGGACGTCTTCAAGCACCAGTGAGGAAGAATCTTCCTAGCTTTGGTTGGGACGTTGAAGTCGTAGGTCAGAGGCTCCGATGCACCCATATCCCACAGTTGCCAACCGGTCATCCACTTTGTAAGTGTGACTTCAGCTGCAACTAGGTTCCACCAACCCTCTTGATCCGTGTTTTCAGTGACCGCACCAGTTGTTTCGTTCCAATCGTACCATCCTATCGGTGTATCGTTACCTTCGATAGCAGGAATAGGAACGACTTTCGTTACTTTAGTTGGGTAACCCTTAGCTTTTGCGGTAAGATTCGCGTTCAGAGCAGCATCAAGGTCAACAGTGTAGTCACCATTCACTGTAGGAATGATGAGACCAGATGCTACGGCGCAGTTACCTGCACCAGGAGTGCTCGTCACCGGCGTCGCAGGAGCAAGTAGCTTAATATCGACTAGATCACCCTGACCACCACCAAGAGTCTTGAGGAAACCACCAGCAATGTAGAGATTGTCGATGTATTGAATGTCTTTTTCTAGCGTATTCGGACCTTGAATCGAGACGTAGAAGGCTTCACCGCCACCGCGAGTACCCGCAGCAACATCGTCACCAGAACCAGCATAATACGGATTCTGATTACCAGGGAACACAGCCGATAAGAATATAGGCTTCCCGTCTGATGTTTTAGGTGTTCTATCTAGGACAGGCATTAAACAGTTCTCAAGGCTGCTATGTAAAGAATACGGCTTCTTGGGTTACTCAACCCGCTAGCCGTAGCTGGAAGATCCCCGTTACTTGTAGTTTGTTCACGTCTAAAAGAAAGATTAGCTTCGTATTCATGAGCCGTGGCAGCTATTTCTTGTGGTGTATCTGAAACCATTGCCAGCCAATAGTAGCCCGTAGCCAGTATAGTGTAGCTTATTGCGATAGTAAAGTAGTTATTAGTTGTAGGTGTAGCGGTTAGAGCAGTCTCAATTAGCTTATCATTAGGGACCGAATTCGTATTCGCAGGATCTACTTGGTCATAGAGAGCCATACGAATTTTATCGGTGCCGTCGCCTTTACCAATATAAGTCTCAAAATGCGTTAACTCCTCACCGGCCCGCATCCTGATTCGCGTGTATTGAACCTCGTTGACTAGAGGATTAGCTAAAACCGGATAGTCAGTGATGTTCCCATATAGATATTTGTTGTGAGTATCTCCCTTGAAGCTAAAGTTACCACCATTACCGCCTTCTAGCTGGGCTTTGGTAATGAACTCGTTGTCGTTCTCAGCCGCCTTACCTTGAATCTTAGCAAGAGTTGATCCATCGTCCTCAGTAATCGCGAGGAGATCACTAGCAATCTTCTTTAACTGTGGACCACCAGGCCCAACCTGAAAGAGGTTGGACACAGTTCCATATATTTTCTCAAAGACGCCAGTGGTCATATTCTACTTATGCGTCAGGCAGGCTGTAACGGACAACAACAACGCCAGCACCGGCTGCGGGAGCACCATTAACGGTAACCCTCACAACACTGGCTGCACCAACATCGGTATCCTGCTGAACAGCAAAAATCTGATCGCTACTGGTTTGAGCATTGTTATCAGTCGTGGCTTGGAAAGCATTCACAATAGCAGTTGTTCCGACCGCAATGTTTGCTCCACCGGAGTAGCTGGTAGTGATCTCGATACCGCAGTAATGCACCCTGGCGTTAGCCGGCATCACGGTTGTTGAATCCTGCTGAGCAGTGTTGTCCAAGATGAAACGAATCTCACGGACTGCACCGGAGATGTTACCGACGTCACCGCTCTTGACCCAAGCTGTTCCGTCCTCATCCCAGATGTAGATCGAGTCAGCATCAAAGCTGATCGTTCCACCTGTAAGGTTGTCGGTCGTCGTGATCGTCCGACCCTCAACAGCGGCGAGGATTGTCATCAGCCCAGAGTTGGAGCCGTCATCGTAGAGGACATCACCAATAACCGCACCGTTACCAGCAGTCGTTACAACGACGAAGCCACGGACAGCGGTATTGTTGGGGATGGCCGTGCTGGTGTCAGCCTGTCGCTTGACGACCATGGCTCGCTGAAGACTATCAACATATAGCTTCGTAGGAGCATCATTATCACCAACAGGCGCGGCAACTCTGACAATAGCGTAGCCAGTATCGTCGGCATCTCGTGCCTCGATGATACCAGCGTTGTCTTTAAGCTGCGGACCACCCAACCCAAGCTGGAAGATGGTCTCAATCGTCCCGCGAATTTTACTGAAGAAGTCCGCCATTGTCTTAGTTCCTTACGATATAGACTAAAATGAAGCCTGACCCTTGGGTAGCTCCATCATGATCTAAAATTGCTCTGAGTGTTGCACTCGCAGTGAAGAGATGATTATCGTCGACACTATAAGTGCCTAGCTTTTTGATGTTGTTTTGAAGCGTTGTCATTATTTGATCAGGATCAGCAGGAACGCCGATCTCGATGGTGGGAGACGCTGAGTCCCAAACAGTTTGGACAGTAACCTCGACCCGTTCAACGATGTCGCCAGGTTGAAGATTGAAAAGAGTGAGCGGAGTCGCACTCTGATAATTCCAGTCAATCTTGACTGACCCACCCCCACCAATGCCAGCGGTTCCACCTGTACTTGGTTCATGTATCCATGGGAACATAGGTTAATTGTCAAAGAGGATAACACTGAGCTTATCCCCACTCGTGCCTTTGATGTAGGTGCTGTTAAAAGTCGCCATAGGAAGACTGGCGTTCGCTTCTGGTCGGAGTTCGACAGGTTGAACCTTCTGATCACCAAAGAAAACAGTTCCAACATTCGCCTCTGGAGCCTGCAAGCCTATGTGCTTAGTGTGTCGCATCTCGGCTTCCAGCAAGCTTGATAAGCTAGCTGGACTCGTCGGAACGTCGACACTATAGGCACGCAAAACTAGATCCTAGGTTAGACTACGAGTGAGTATAGAACACGACAATGCCAACATCGGCAGTGCCTGTGAGGTGCAGATCCTTGAGGGAGCCCACCGGCAGCACGGCACTGGTTGCTCCGGCAGCTAAGGTGATAGGCTGGCTCGCCTTGGTGCCGTAGTTCACTACAGCAGCGCCCGCTATCAGTTGAACGCTAGCGTGACCACGCAGTCCGTCTTGGATGCCTAGAAGCGTGAATAGACTCTGCGGGGCAGCTGTTAGGACTGCGACTGTTCTAGCTGCAATCATGCGGCCTCCTCGGTTTGCATACCTTCAATGATTTTCTCAGCGATGCGGCTCACAACCACTTGGTCCTCAACCTCGCTACCGATGATCTCGATGACTACGTTCGCAAACTGGATGATAGCTGTCTTGTCGAGAAGCTGACCCATCGAGCCCTCAAGCTTGTGGCAGCTATTAACGAGCCGATCAATCTTGAGCACTAAGTCGGATATGGGACCACTATGTAACAGTAGATCCATCTCGTCGTTACACTGATTCAGCCGCGTCTCCAGCGTCATCCGCAGGATGCCGATCTCATCCCTAAGCCCTTTGATGTTATCACTCGTGGAGTGACGCTCTAGCTTTGCGCGGAACTGAGTAAGCTGGTAGTTACGGAGACTTGCATTGCTCTTAGCTTCGAGCTGCTTGTTACCGCCATGCATCATGCACCGGTTGCCACCCTTAACGGAGAACATCGGACATTGCTCCCCGGCAGCAGTGCCGCCACATCTGTTTGGATGCTCAGGATAAGGCACGCGGTCCATTTTTGCCAAACTTTCTTGTAGTTGTTCTAAGGGCTCTCTAGACTATACGCGGGATTTTAGAAAATTGTTCCATCAATTTTGTAAACATCGCTTGTCGAGAATTAACATCAAGCCTAGATGCTTAGAATGTCGCAACATCATTTGACCCACCCAGGGTCTTGCGTCTCGGGTCTAGACTCTTGGCTCCCGAGAAGATGTTCGAGAAGCTTACTCTTGGCTCCGCGAACATCTTCGCAGAGCTTACTCTTGGCTCCGCGAACATCTTCGCAGAGCTTACTCTAAGACTCTTGGCTCCGCGAACATCTTCGCAGAGCTTACTCTAAGACTCTTGGCTTTCATCTCAAAAACTGGCTATACGATATAGACTAGAGCGTGCGTGCCATTTGCGACCCATGTCCGATTCATGGCTGAAATTTGACCCACCCTACCACGGCACGAACCTGCGACGCAAACCCAGATCCGGGATTCCGGGATCTGGGACAGCCAGCCCGTTCTTCCCGATTCTGGGCGCCCGATTCTTGGTCCCATATACGACCCGGTGATGATAAGATTAAGTACCTGGGAGCGCTAGACTTATAAGTCAAACTGTGAACGAAGTGCATATCAGATTCGGGCAGGAAACAGGGGGTACGTGGACTCCTGAGATACCCTCTGTAGGATCGCTCCGGATCGCTCGCCCCTACGATCCGTCCGCCGTCCGGCCGCCGTCCAACACAGGGGCTCCCACGGTCTCTCAGGGTATGGTCCCACGACCCCTCCGCGACCCCTCCGGCGACGGTCCTAAACTCCCTGGTAGCAAGGAGTTGCGCCGCCCGCGCGACCCCTCCGGAACCGCACGTTATATGTACGAAACCCCTGCGGAGCCATGCCGCAGGGTGTATGCGCGTGGCAACATCACCTGCCGCAAAATTCACCACCCATGAAACGAACGCGCCAGCCGGTATGACGCAGGGAGTCTACTCCTTTGCGCTCGGTCGCAGGTGCAACAGTTTGGTACCGATGCGACTCATCATGTATGGAACGTCTTACAAACAGAGCCCTAACAAAATGACACGCATGTTCGGCACGTCTTACAGGGTAAGTACTTACGTCCTCACTCCGTGGGAGTCTAGCCTTTGGATCTTGCCTTGCTCAGACACCCTCCGTCGGACGCAAGTCCGGCAGGGACCACCGGCCTGAATCCGGTTGGGGGCGCCGCGGACCACCCGTCGCGTCTAGTTGAGGTAGGCAAGCGGACGGAACCTAGGTTCCCCCAGCACCATACGTGACCCCCCAGTAGGTTGAAACAGGGGTCGCGACAGACTAGCCAAGTAGCACCCCCAGAGGGGCAACGCTTGGCGCTACGGTCGAGTCGCCACGTCGTGACCGGGGAGCGGACGGGACCGCGAGCGACCCCTACTGAATGGCGAGAGCAACCTGCTCCCTACCCCGTGGACTCCGGCGCGGCATGGGTGGTAAACAGTAGACTCTCGTCTCTACGCGTCGGGTATGAACCCTGCGTCATGACACACCACGTCAATCGAACATGCTAGCTCTAGCGGAATTGAGCAAATCAGCGGCCCAATGGTGTGCGCCTCTGTCCACGGCTACCCCGACAACGCTATCTAATCCCCCGAAAAACGCACGGCGGGGACGGGGCTAAGGATAGTTGATGGTTGTTTCGTTGGGCACTGTTGCCCAACGGGCGGCCGGTCGAGACGTTCGTAGTCTCCCGGTCGCCCGTTTGGGTTGACGGTTAAAACACCCCAACGAGAGATAGACGAAATGAACGATTCTGAGACCCGCATTAGCTTGCCGGTTGTGACCGAGACTGAAACGGTTGTGACGGCCACGCTGATCGCGGAACCTGCTGGATTCAGCTTGCTACAGCTTCTCCACGCCGACGACGTGCGACTGCTCGTTACGTTGGCTATTCGGGGCCTCGAAGTTGAGGCGACATTTGCCAAGAGTGAGGATGCCAAACGGCAACTCTCTTTCCTGGTAGCCCGCGTTGACAAGCTGAATACCCCCGAATAGAGATGCGCGACATGTCGCCCCTGGTAAACCTTCCAGGGGCGACAATCAGGCCCGCGCTTCGCTTCGGGCGCACCAAATCAACGCCCACTAAAACGAGACAACCTGCCATACGTTTACTGAGTTAGTCTCCTGTTCTCCAATGAAGTTCGAGTGTTCCACACCAAAACGACAAAAGAAACAGGAGCCAATAATGGCTAAAAAGACTAACGACAACGATACCACTCTCGTCATTGACATGGCGAGCGTCAAGGAGCGGACGAGCACTGTCTACGTGTCCGTCCGGGAGTTCGTGGGCTACAAGTCCACCGAGAGCGTACTGAACGAGCGGATGAATTTCCGCTCAACAGACCGATACGCTGAACTCGTGCCCGTCCAGGCGGCGCTGATCTGGCGGCAAGGCATGACCGATGCCCTGCTCTGTTACAGGCGAGGAGAGACTCCAAAGAAGCTCACGGTGATCCGGGGTCATA